ACTTGCATACGCATAAGCATGAGGTGGGTCACCCCCACCTTTTTTGCTTTTCGTTTCCAAAAAAGTCGGAAAATTTATCCCGCAAAATTTTCAGCAAAAAGGGTCTAGGTATAAACTCGTAGGCATAAATTTTTGTTAAATGTATCAGGAAATACGGACCTTATTTGTATAAATAAAAATGTAGAACGGGAGGAACAAATGCTCTAAAACCCCTTTACATTATGGTATAAAAAGTAAACACTTAATATGAGGTCATCAAATGCACAATCTAATTTCCTATAATCAATTAGCAGGTTGGAATAATAACCATCCAGAAGTAGAAACAGAAACCAACGACGCTATTAACGATTATTTTCAGTGCTTAGTCGAGTGTGATGACAATGAGAGCGTATGTAAGCGGATCTGTCTAGAGACGCATCTCTAGCACGTCCAACCATCTAGTACAAAAAAGAATAGAAAAAGGGAGGGGTTTACACCCTCCCTTTTTTAATATATAATATCACTACGTAAGGGAGTGTAAATGTTACACATGAGAGAACAATTACTGAGAGCGGTTCTAGCACATGCTCAAGGAGAGATTGCAAAGCATAGAGCAAACGTTGAAGTATATCTAGAACATCCTGCAGGTATAGGAGAACATTCTGATATTACTGAAGCAATTCAAGTTGAACTTGATAAGATTGCTAGGTATGATGATCAAGTAAATGTTATAAACAAATATTTTAAATCAAGTCAGACTATGACAGACATTGACAGAAGATCTAGCGGAACATAATGGAACCAAACAGAGGTAAGTTAAAAGTATTGATCATGGCTCTTAAAGAGATTGTAGAGGAGTTGGAGTCAGAAATTTATTCTGATCCAGATCAATACAATTCTAGGACACACGCATTCTCTTCTGTAGATCCTACCCAAACATATGATGAGGCATTTGATGATGACGACGGGTACGCAGACTAATACTTATCACAAGTATATAAATTTACCTTTTACTATTGCTCCGTTGCCTAACTTTAGTCAGCAGGGTAATAAAGTATTGCATTATTATATTAATGACTATCCATTCTATCCTATGGAAGAGTGGTTCAATGATCTTGGACTTACTTTATTCTTGAAGGAAGTATTTTATACTCCACCCTTCAGTAAGATACCTATTCATACTGATCATGCAAGTTATACTAATCATGCAAAGATTAATATGACATGGGGACCTGAGGAAGGGGTGACACAATGGTGGAAGTCTGATAAAGTGGTTAAGAAATCCATCCAAGGTACTGGTGAGTACACTAGTGAAGCACATCATAACTTATGGGCAGAGGAAAAGGATTGTGAACTTCTTTATGAAGCAAATACTAACCGTCCTAGTCTAGTTAATGTAGGTGTACTTCATGGTACAAACAACCCTACACCACAAGGGAGATGGACTCTATGTTTTGTACCTGTTAATCAAGCAGGACAATTCCTCCATTGGAATTCTGCACTTGAAGTCTTTAGAAATTACTTAGATGATTAAATTAATAAGTGTTACTCCTGATGCTGAGAAGCATATGGCATACACTGCTCGTGTGAGCAACCCTAAGAACCAAGAGAACGAGAACTTTGCTGGTCTTCTTAAGTATTGTATTAAACATCAACACTGGAGCATCTTTGAGCATGCTCACATGACTGTTGAGATTAATACATCACTGGCAATTGCTACTCAGATTTTAAGGCATAGAAGTTTTACTTATCAACAGTTCTCTCAGAGGTATGCAGATAGTAAGGAACTACAGATAGAGATCCCTGCTCCTGAATTACGTCGTCAAGATACAAAGAATAGACAGAACTCTATTGATGATATTAATCCTCGTGATGCTGCATATATGCAAGCAACTATAGAGGAACACTTCGCCCGTAGTCTTGAGATATATAATGATATGTTGGAGTATGGAGTTGCCAAAGAGTGTGCTAGAATGGTACTACCACAGGCAACACTAACTCGTTTGTACATGACTGGAAGTGTTCGTAGTTGGATACACTATATCGACTTGCGTTCTGCTCATGGTACACAGAAGGAACACATGGAGATTGCTGAACAAATCAGAGATCTTTTTGTTAAGGAGTTCCCATCAATAGCACAAGCACTGGAGTGGTAAGTATGCCTGTATACAGAGATTATGAAATTCGTATCAACTTAAATGAATTGATCGAAAAAAGAATACCATGTTGTGATCTATTACATCCTGATCATTGCTTTACTGAGGCACAAGTTACTCAGATAGCACATGATATTAATATGGATTTGGATTTACATCCAATCTATCATCAGATTGATGAACATATTATGAGGTATGTTAAAGCAGCAGGGATAGACAACTCAGATCATTGGGTTGAGAAAAAATTACCTGACCTAGAAGAATGAAGACACTATTTACATTTTTTCTTGCTCTGACATTAGCACCTGCTATAGCGAGCGAATATGAACAACAGACTGGATATTCTAAGTCTCGTACTTGCTATCGAAGTGAGTACAGAGAAGAGTATATACCAGGTACAGAAGATGATCCTGGATATGTCAGATCATGGAAGGAAACTATTGAAGTTCCTTGTAATGATGATGTTGCAGAGGGTAGAGTTATCAAGCAGACTGTAGTAGAGTATGATGATAACGATTGTTCTGAAGGTACTGTTGCTGGTGGTTTGCTAGGTGGTGGACTTGCAGCATTTGGAACTCGTGGAAAGGATCGTTGGTGGACTATCCCGACTGGCATTATTGGTGGTGCTATGGTAGGATGTCAGATAGATGGTGGTTAAACATGTCAATTTATAGAACAAATGAGATTAGAATTGATCTTAATGAACTGGTAGCTATTAGATCAGCATTCTTAGGTGAGGAACTATCTGAAGAGAATGTAGAAGAACTTGGTGATTCTCTTAAATATAGTCTCACCTTTGATACAATATATGGGATGGTAGATCAGGCAATCCTTGAGTATCTTGATAAGGATGAGAATCATTATGGTGAGATTCAACCTGAACCTGGTCGTGAAAAAGAATTAAATAGAATAGAAAAAGAAGCAAAAGAGAAGAGGAAGAAATATTTTGAGGATAATTTTGATTTAGTAGACCTAGAAGGAGGATCATGGACGATTCAAGTACCAATAAGGAAGAAGTAAAAAAACCCTTCCCACCATTTCCTGGTTCAGATATTGTCAGGAAGTACACTGATGTAGATGGTAAGTACACTGAGACTGAATCTATGTTAGATTTTTTATCACATTACGATAACTAATGATTGCATCTTGTCCACCAGTATATACTTTGCCAGGCACATGGTCTAAGTGTAATGCATTGATACCACATTATAATGCTGACCCTAATGTTACATTAGCTATATCTTTAATGGTTATTGTGATATTATTAGCAGGGTTCGGTGTTTATAAAGGATTTTTTAATAACAAAGACTTACGAGACCCTTGGGATGATCATGATGACTAGCGATTTACTATTAAAAATATACATGAGTGTTACTCAACCTAAAGAGGTTAAGTATACACCCATTCGTAAACATTATAACGTTCACTTATTCGGTTAAAAAAATGGCAACTTATCCTGTAGTACATAAGGAGACTGGAGAGCAGAAGGAAGTAAAGATGAGTGTCCATGACTGGGATCAATGGAAGATTGATAACCCAGAATGGGATAGAGATTATTCTGATCCATCAACTGTACCTGGTGTTGGTGAAGTTGGTGAGTGGAGAGATAAGTTGCATAATAAGCATCCTGGATGGACTGAAGTCCTTAAGAAGGCAGAGAAGGCAGGTGGTATTCAGGGTCGTATGAATCATATCAATAAGAATTAAAATATTAAATCGTTAAATAATTGTACGTAAACCAGCACATTAATTTATGCCACGGAAAAGAAAAACCGATTCACAACCTATAGGAGTTGGCATGACTGCCAAACAAATGAGAAGGAAGAAGCCAATTAATGCAGACTTCCTGAGAGATATTGAACCTTTAACCGAGAACCAAGAAGAGTTGTATCGTTGTTATAAGAATGATCAAAACCTAGTTGCATATGGTGCAGCAGGTACAGGTAAGACATTTATTACACTTTATAATGCATTGGAAGATGTTTTAGATCCTCGTACACCCTACGAAAAGATATACATCGTTAGGTCTCTTGTTGCTACTCGTGAAATTGGATTCCTTCCTGGTGATCATGAAGATAAATCCTTACTTTATCAGATACCATATAAAAATATGGTGAAGTATATGTTTGAGATGTCCACTGACGCAGATTTTGAGATGCTCTATGGAAATCTTAAGACACAAGGCACTATATCTTTTTGGAGTACATCATTCATCCGTGGTACAACATTTGATAATGCAATCATTATTGTAGACGAGTTTCAAAACTTGAACTATCACGAATTAGATAGTATAATTACTCGTGTAGGTGAGAACACCAAAATCATGTTCTGCGGGGATGCTTCTCAGTCAGACCTCGCTAAAACAAATGAACGTAATGGAATCCATGATTTCATAAAAGTATTGAGGGTAATGCCATCATTCGATATGATCGAGTTTGGTCTACAAGATATTGTACGTTCAGGTCTCTGTAAAGAGTACTTACTTGCTAAAAATGAGTTAGGTATGTAGTGTGAATTTTAAACATGTAAATTGTGATCTTCCAAAACTATCAAGAGAAACTATAGATGGGGTTCGTTACTATTCAGTTCCTGATAATGATGAACTCCTTAAACTTGTCTCTATAACTTCTGTTACTAGTCATCACAATAGAGATATCTTTGTGAACTGGAGGAAGAAGGTTGGTGAGGAAGAAGCTAATCGCATTACAAAGAAGGCAACAAAGCGTGGCACAGACATGCATACGCTTACAGAACATTACTTAAAGAATGAGGAACTCCCTGAAGTTCCTCCTATTTCTGAGATGTTATTTAAGATTGCCAAATCTAAACTAAATCTTATAAATAGTATATACGCTTTAGAGGGTTCACTCTATAGTAAACAATTAGGAATCGCTGGAACTGTCGATTGTATTGCAGAATATGACGGCGAGTTAGCAATAATAGATTTTAAAACGTCTAAGAAACCTAAACCACGAGAGTGGGTAGAGCACTACTTTGTGCAGTGTATGGCATATGGTTGTATGTTATACGAATTGACTGGGATTATGATTAAAAAACTTGTCATTATAATGGCATGTGAAAATGGAGAATGTGTTGTTTATGAAGAGTACGACAAAGCAAAGTACATCAAATTACTCACCGAGTATATTAGAGAATTTATTCAATTCAAGCTGGAGAACTATGCCGACTAAATTAGACGAGCAGTTCGAGAAGGCTTTGGAGAAGAAGTTTTTCTGTCCAACTAAATTTGCACAAGAGATTGAAACTCTTGTGTTAGATAACAAGAACATGAACTATATTGATGCTATCATCCATTTTTGTGATGCAAATAGTATTGATCTAGAATCTGTACCGAAGTTGATCTCTAAACCATTGAAGGAGAAGATCAAGTTCGATGCAACAGAATTAAACTTTTTAAAACGAACATCCAGAGCAAAATTGGTTTTTTAATTCCGAAAAAGTCGGAAAAAACATCGTGGGTATTTTTCACGAAATACCCCTTTCAAGATTATGACACCTTTTGAAGTCTATAAAACCTATCTCGCATTAAAGAATCACTTTACACAATCTAATTATGATTATCATAAGTATTGTGGAAAAGTTCGTGCATCTTTGAATTCTTTTTATAAAAGAAAAGATCGTTTTTGGTTTGAGAAGTTAAGTAGGCAAAAAAGTGAAAAACAGATAATTGACTTTTTTGTCTCAAATTTTGTAACTTCGGGAGATCCGCAATCTTTGTGGATCGGTGATATTATCAGAGATGGTGAAAAAACCTATAATTCATGGAATAACAAAATTGAGTCATTATCGTATTTTTTCAAAACTGAGGTAGAATCGGTTATTGATGTAAAACACTTTGATGAGATTTTTCAGGTTCATGGCACTTCTCACCCATTATTGTTAAAAGAGCATTTACAGGGAAATTTATCATTGGAGACTATGGTTATACTTGACAGAATATTAGGGTATAAGGTAGATTTTGATAAAAAGTTAAAAGATCCAGTTTGGCAATTAGTATCTCAGAATATGAATAAGTACAATTCTTTCCTAAATATTGATGTATTTAAGTTTAGAAAAATCTTAAAGGAGAGCATAGCATGAGCTTTTTTGATTCAGAGGTAGTACGTGCAGAAGTTGCCCATATTGCAGAAATGCAAGAGGAGATTTATCAGAGTGTTTGGAAATTTCCCTCTTTTAGTGATGAAGAAAAGTTGAGGCATGTAACCGTTTTACAAGAACTTTTAGAGAAGCAAAAAATATTATACACAAGGTTAGCTTTGTCTGATGATCCAGAAGCAAAGAAGATGAAAGATAATATTATGGCAGGTGCATCAGCACTTGGATTGCCGAAAGATGTTGACATGACAGTAGTTTTTGGTAATATGGAGAAGATGCTTGAGAAGATGAAATCTCAGGTAGAATAGACATAGGTCCTGAATAAGACCTTATAAACTTTTCACACAAGCCGAATACAAACTAATACGGAGAATACGTATGTCTTTTGCTAAATTAAAAAAGCAATCATCTTTAGGTTCACTTACCCAGAAATTGGTAAAGGAAGTAGAAAAGATGAACAGTGGTTCTGGTAATCAGGACGAGCGTCTCTGGAAACCAGAGATGGATAAAACAGGTAACGGATACGCTGTTATTCGATTCCTTCCTGCTCCAGACGGTGAAGATCTACCTTGGGTAAAAATGTACTCACATGGGTTCCAAGGACCAGGTGGATGGTATATTGAGAA